TTTGTTTTTTAGAAAAATATTTATCTAATGCTGCTAATCGATCGTCAGCATCAACTAACATGATAAGTGCTTCTTCGGCATTTTTATAAAAATCTGTGGTTGAATGGTCACCAATACCCGCCGGATGGTTTTCTAGTAATTCTAATGTAAGGAGTGCTTTTGATTTATCAGCAATGGCTGATGTTTTAAGCATATCTACTAATTTACTCATAACTTTGCTTCTTTAATTAATTTATTAACTTCTTTATCTTCTACCCCCATTCTAAAAAGAATATCTTTACATCCTTCTTTTTTAAGAATATCAACATAGTGATCGGCTTCGCCTAAACCACAATCTAGGTATTCAGCTATATACTCAGCTAATTCTTTGTAATTTCTTTTCTTTTCGTTTTTTATGTATGTAAACCAGAGTTTCTTTCTTGGTATCATTTCTCGGTAGATGGTATAAATTTGTTTTTTACTTTGTGGGTTAGTCTTTTGAACATAGTTCACAATATCAATGTAACCCATATTCATCGACACATATCTATGTATCATGTAAGAATTCCACTTATCCCACGAAGCTTCCGAGAAAGAGTTAGGATGAGATTTTTTTACTGTAATCTCATCTAACCATCCAAAAATATTAGAAACTTCTATCTTATCCATCAATCATGTGATCTTCATAATCTTTTCTTAACTCAGCTGGTACTGTATCTTTTAGTAATTTTCCTGAAATAGGATCATAAAATACTGGAATAGGCATTACAGCATCCTCATCAGCCCCTACTACAAATTTAGAAACTCTACGTAAAATTACTCCTTGTTGGAATACTACATTTCCTTCTTTAGTTTCTACTACTGTAGTGTTTTTTAAATCTATATTAAGATTCATTTGTTTTTCTTGATCGTTCATTTTTATTTGTTTTTATTAGTTATTTTAATTCAATTAATTTAGCAATTAAAGCTAAACAATTTATTTCTTTATCAATACGGAAGTTAGCTTGGTATGAATACTCATTGATATAAACTGCCACCATGCCCTCGCTTCCAGGGGCAAATTTAGAAGAATTATCAAAGAGGTAACGATAAAGTTCTTCAAAATCTTTAACGTTTGCATTAGCGATAATTTGTCTAATTTCTTTCCAATTAGGTTTTGCATTAGATAATAATTTAAGAACTTGATTCATGTAGTTAGATGATACAAGTATTGATTTATCAATTATAAGTTTACTATCCTGAGTAGAGAGTTGGATAGTATTGAGACATTTTCGCAAATCTGGGTAAAATTGATTTACAATAGTTTTAATATCATCTAACTCAAACCCAGTATTTTCCTCACCTAAAATCCAAGCAATGTGTTTAGCAACATCTGATTTTGATGGGGGGACTATTTTTAATACTTGACAACGTGATTGTAGAGGATCTATAATACGTTCAACATAATTACAGGTCATTATAAACCTAGTGTTACGTGAAAATGTTTCAATAACATTACGAAGAGATGCTTGAGCCTGAATAGTAAGGAAATCCGCTTCATCTAAAATAACCACTTTAATAGGTTTAAAACTAGCTGTACTTGCAAATCCCGATACTTTATCTCTAATAGTTTCAATACCTCTCTCATCACTCGCGTTAATGTAAAGATAATCACAGTCAAGGTTTTTAACAATAAGTTTAGCTAATGTAGTTTTCCCAGTTCCAGCCGGACCATAAAATATTAGGTTTTGAATATCATTTTGATTTAGATATTGGTTAATAGTCTTTTTGATATGCTCATTACCTACATAATTTTCCAGTTTAACAGGTCTAAACTTTTCAACTAATAATGTATGTTCTTTATTTTCCATAACTTAAATATACGAAACCTTTTATTAATAACCAAATTAAATTCCCTGCTTAAATTCCCCATATAACGAATACATTTTAGGTTCTTCTTTTTTAACCTCGTATTCATGTTCTTGTATAGCATAAAGCTTACTATCTAATGGATCCAATCTATAAGCACCTTTAAAGCCGGTTTGGTGAAAAAATGCTTCTAAAGCATCTGTAAGCGTTTTAAATACTTCTTTTTTAGGATCACCGACTAGAGCCCACCTGTCTCCAGGTACGACTCTAGTTGCGATCAACTCATTATGTTCTACTCTTTCTTTATTCATAATTAATACATTGCATCTGGTGTAGGAGCATCTTGTTTAGGATGGTCAACTACAACACATTCTGTAAGTAAAATTGTTCCTGCTACTGATGCGGCATTTTCTAATGCTGTTTTTGTTACTTTAGTTGGATCTAAAATACCAGCTTCTTTCATATTTACAACATTTCCAGTTTTAAGGTTATAACCAGTCCATGCATCTTTATTAGCATCTACTAATTGATATTTACCAATCATTTGAGCGTCAGTTGGCGTATAACCTGCGTTTAACAGTATTTGTTCGAATGGTTTACCACAGGCCTCGTATACTATTTGGGAGCCTATACCTGCATTGTTAATAGCTTCACGGGCATATAATAATGCAGCTCCCCCACCAGGAACTATACCACCTTCTAGTGCTGCTTTTGTAGCATGTAGAGCATCATCTACTCTATCCTTTTTTTCCCTCATTTCAACTTCAGTCATTCCGCCTACATGGATAATAGAAACGCCACCTACCATCTTAGCAAGTCTATTTTGTAATTGTTCTGTTATAAAAGGAGTATCTGATTTTTCAATCTGGGTTTGTAATTCGCCAACTCTTTGATTAATTGATTCTTCATTACCTTTACCATCAACTATTGTTGTTTCCTCTTTAGTAATAGTAACTGTTCTTGCTTCCCCAAACCAATCATAAGAAAACTTATCAAGTTTCATTCCTTTATCTTTATCAAACACTGTACCTCCAGTTAGAGTTGCAATATCTTCAAGGATTAATTTTCGTCTATCTCCAAAATCTGGGGCTTTGACAGCTGCTACTTTTAAGATACCTCTTGCTTTATTAACAATTAAAGTAGCAAGTGCTTCTTGGTCAATATCTTCAGCAATAATTAGTAATGATTTGTTAGTACTTGAAACATTTTCCAAAATTGGAAGTAACTCCTTAACTGTTGTAAATCTATGATCTGCAATTAAAATTAATGGGTCTTCTAAAGTACAAGACATTGTGTTATTGTCAGTAACAAAGAAATGAGATTTGTAACCTCTATTAAATTGCATACCTTCTACTGTTTCAAGATAAGTTTCACCTGATTTAGATTCTTCAATATGAACAACTCCATCACGTCCCACTTTTTCAATGGCCGTAGCAATTAATTTACCAACTTCAACATCATTATTGGCTGATATAGTAGCAATTTGTTCTAATTGTTCTTCACTTGAAATTTCTTGTGAAATGTTTTCTCTAACATAGGCTACAACCTCTTTAACAGCTACATCAATTCCTCTTTTGATTTCTACTGCATTTTCCCCATTATTGAGGTGTTTTAATCCAGCTTTAACTAATTCTCTAGCTAATAAAGTTGATGTTGTTGTTCCATCACCTGCTTTTTCAGCTGTTTGTAAAGCTGCTTCTTTAACCATTTGAACTCCTAGGTTCTGGGTTAAATCCTCAACCATAATATGTTTGGCTACTGTTACACCATCTTTAGTGTGGATTGGTTTACCTGTTCTATCAGTTCCAGCTAAATCAATTAATACATTTCTTCCATTGGGTCCTAAAGTACACACGACAGCATCTGCTAGTGTATTAATACCTTTCATTAATTCTTCTCGAGCTTCAGGGCCGAATTTTACTATTTTTTTCATATCTACAGGCATAATTTTATTGGTTAATCTTTGCTAAAATTTGATTTTCAGGTCCTACAAAATATTCCTCACCATCATAAGGTAATTTTGTAAATCCTTGAGTAGGTAAGACTACTACATCCCCTACTTTACTAATTGTGGGAATAAATTCTCCCATTAAGGTGTTTTGGCCTGGGCCAACAGACACAACTTCACCTGTTTGATTCTTTTCACTTCCCATATCTGGGACGATGATTGAGCCATAATTTGTTTCCTCAGTTTCTAGAGGTTTGACAATAACGGCATTAAATAATGCTTCTAATTTCATAATCCTTTGTAGTTTTGTAATTTTTGTAATTCAGTTAATAATACTTCCCATCTTTCGACATACTCCCTAATACTCGAGTAATGGTCTTTTTCATTGCTTAGTTTTTCTTTTGCTACTTTTTGTAAAGCAGCACCAAATGAACTATAATGTCCTTGAGGTTTTTCATAAACTGTTCCTATAACCCCTTTCTCTAAAACATCACCAGCTCTAGTTTTTTTCGGGGCAACAGACTCATACACAGTGTAACAGTGAGCATCTTTCCCTATAAAATAGGGTTCTAAAAGTGGGTCTTTAATTGTTGTTGACATATAACTTTATTTATTTATTTGACGTCAATATACGAAAAATATTGCGTTAGGACACGCTATTTTAACGAAACTTTTATTTAATTTTAATAGTTTTTGCTTTTTTAGATTCCGCAATTGGAATAAAGAGATGGAGCAAACCATCTTTCATTTCTGCTTCTAATTTCTCAAGTTCGAATTTAGCTGCTACTTTATAACCTAAGTTAAAAGATCTTTTAGCTAATCCTTTATAGATATAGCCACTATAATCTTCATCTTCTTCGGTTGGTTTATCGTAGATAATTTTTAAAAGATCTCCATCAACTTCAAGTTGAATATCTTTTTTAGTTAGACCAGTGCAGGCAACTTCAAAGTGAAGACCTCCATCGTCATAAAAAATATCTAGTGGGTGTGGTTGTTTGTTTTCAAAAATAACTTCTTGAAAAGTTCCGTCTGCCTTAAACAGGTTACGGAATAGTAAGTCGAACGGTGTACGCTCATTGAATAATGTACTCATATCATTTAGTTTTGTGAGGCCGAAGCTCTCGATTAATTTAATTTAAAAAATAACAGCGTGTCCTAAACTCCAATATTATTTTTATATACATATGTTAAAAGCTAGTTTCTGCACGTCTTACCATAAAATACTCACTAGAAATTCCATCTTTAGAAAATTCAAATTTTAATAATCCCATAGAACTGAGGAGTAATTTACCCCCATCCATATCTTTATTTGATTGGAGGATGGTTTTAAAAACATCTGAATTGTAAGGTATTTGAAGGTTTAATTCCTCTACCCTTCCTTGGATTTGGTATGTGATTTTATTATTATGGCCGGCTTCATCACCAAACACAAATTCAACAACCTTTTCATTATCTAGGTTTTCGGTTGTTGTAATTAACATATTATCTATTAAAGATAATGCACTTTTTGCTTTTATAAGATTTGTAACATCCTCAGAAGTTAAATCTAATTCTACTACCCAATCCTGAACATTTACAGTACCTACTTTATTAATAAGTAATGGATCAGATAAAGCATAAGTCAAATTAAAATTTAAATCAGAGATTTTTAATTTAGTATAAATTGCATTATTTTTTTCTAATTCAAGAAGTAAATCTCCGTTACATATAGATATTAAATTTT